AGGGTTTACCAGTAGGGGTTTACCCCCCCTTGAGTAAAAGTGAGGGGGTGCTGTGGCAGGGGACATCTACACACATCAATCTCACACTTAATCCATAGACCCCCTACCCCCTCCCCCCAACTACAAAAGAACCCTCCAAAAAATTTTTTTATAGTTTAGAATTTGTATCCATTAAATCAAGGAGAGAAGAATGGCAGGATTTCCTATGAGGAGAGCGTTGGAGAAGAAGATAGAAGAGCTTGGAGGGATAGAGTTCGTTACAGCACATATCTCTCAGGGAATGACCATAGGACGCTTGGCAGAGTTCATAGAGTGTTCTAGGCCCATGCTTTCTTTTTGGATCAACCATACGGATGAGCGTAGAGATGCGGTACTCGCTGCACGTAAGCTAAAGGCTGAGAAACTGGCAGAAGAGGCTTTAGACATTGCTGACCAAGCAGATGAGACTTCTAACTCAGGAGTGAACAAAGCCAGACTCCAAGTCGATACCCGTAAGTGGATGGCCTCCAAGTTAGACCCTGAGAACTATGGAGACACCGCCAAGACCCAAGTCAATATCTCTTTAGGTGATCTACACCTCCAAGCCCTTAAACATATGGGCAAGGCTGATGTAATACTGGAAAACAATGGCACATAACCCGTTTATCCAGTTCATAACTCTTTACAGAAATGACCCTGTTCTGTTCGTTAAAGAGGTTCTGGGAGTAGAGCCTGATGATTGGCAACAGGACTTTCTTAACGCTGTAGCCTCTGGTGAGCGAAAGATTAGTATTCGTTCTGGCCACGGGGTGGGTAAGTCAACCACCGCTTCTTGGGCAATGCTATGGTTCTTGTTGACCAGGTATCCCGTGAAGGTAGTGGTTACTGCCCCTACTTCTGCCCAACTATATGACGCTTTGTTTGCCGAGCTTAAAAGATGGGTCAAAGAACTACCCCAACCTATCCAAGACCTACTCGATGTCAAACAAGAGAGGATAGAACTCAAGGCTTCCGCTACCGAGGCTTTTATCTCTGCTAGGACTTCTCGTGCTGAACAACCCGAAGCCCTACAAGGTGTTCACTCTGAGAACGTTATGCTAGTAGCGGATGAGGCTTCTGGTGTTCCAGAGGCAGTATTTGAGGCTGCCGCTGGTTCTATGTCTGGACATAATGCTCTAACCATACTGTTAGGCAATCCAGTACGTAGTTCTGGCTTCTTCTTTGACACCCATAACAGGCTCAAAGATGAGTGGTGGACAAAGAGAGTATCCTGCATTGACTCTACTAGGGTCAGTAAAGAGTACGTAGAAGACATGAAATCCCGCTATGGCGAGGAAAGTAATGCCTATCGGATCAGGGTTCTGGGTGAGTTTCCAAGGAGCGATGATGACACGATTATTCCTATGGAGTTGCTTGAGTCTGCTAAACACAGGGATACAAGAGCTTATGAAGATGCTCCGATCATTTGGGGACTCGATGTGGCTCGTTTTGGCTCCGATTCTTCAGTTCTATGTAAACGTCAGTCTAATGTTGTACACACTCTTGAGAGGTGGAGGAACTTGGATCTGATGCAGTTAACAGGTGCAGTAGTCGCCCAATACGAAGCCTGTGACCACAAAAGCCGTCCCACAGAGATTCTGGTTGACTCTATTGGCCTCGGTGCTGGTGTTGTTGACCGACTAAGAGAACTAAAGTTGCCATGCCGAGGGATTAACGTGTCTGAGAGTCCTGCTATGGGTGGCACTTATCTCAACCTAAGAGCCGAACTCTGGCATAAAACCAAGGCTTGGCTAGAGAAGCGGGACTGCAAGATACCCAACAATGAGGATTTCATTGCTGAACTGGCAACAGTTAGGTATACCTTTACCTCTAATGGCAAAATAAAAATCGAATCTAAAGATGATATTAGACGCAGGGGATTGAAATCTCCCGACATGGCTGACGCATTTGTCTTGACATTTGCCTCAGATGCCGCCACCATATCTTGGGGGTCTAACCTGTCTTGGGGAAAACCGATTAAAAGGTTGATCCGAGGATTGGTCTGATTGCCGTTGCCATTTAAGCCACCCTAAAAAAGTGGCTCTTTTTTTTATTAACACAGTATGGTAGTATTACGCAACCTATATTGGAGATTCCTATGAACATGGATGATGCAGCCAAAAAGATTGGCAAGGTAATGGGCGAATACAAGCGAGGCAAGCTCAAGTCTTCCTCTGGTGACAAGGTTAAATCCCGTGACCAAGCTGTCGCTATCGCTATGAGCGAGTCTCGTGCTATGCCCAAGCGTGGTGGCAGAACCGCTACCAATCGGAGCAAGAAATGAAAGCTGGACTTTATGCCAATATCAATGCCAAACAAGAACGAATTAAAGCTGGCTCTAAAGAAAAGATGCGAAAGCCTGGTACTAAGGGTGCGCCTACTGCTAAAGACTTTAAGCAAGCTGCTAAAACTGCCAAGAAAAAATGAGCGCAGCGTGGACTAGAAAAGAAGGGCAAAACCCCAAAGGTGGGTTAAATGCTAAAGGTCGTGCAAGTTTGAAAGCACAAGGCCAAGACATTAAAGCGCCCGTCAAGTCTGGTGATAACCCACGTAGAGCTAGTTTCCTTGCAAGGATGGCGGGAAACGATGGTCCTGAGTACAAAGATGGAAAGCCAACTAGATTGCTTCTAAGCCTCAATGCGTGGGGTGCAAGCAGTAAAGCAGATGCTAGAGCGAAAGCTAAAGCAATTTCTGCAAGGAATAAAAAATGAACTGCCCAACCGCAACCTATGACATTAAGTTCAATCTAAAGAATCGTAATTGGGCGATCAAGAATGTTGACTATGGTCCTGCCAACCCAGAAGAAGACAACGAAGAGTACTGGCAGAACCTTGCGGATATGTGGACAGTATCTATTGATGATGTTCAAGAGATGCGATGCGGTAACTGCGCTGCCTTTATCCAAACCCCTGAGATGCTAGACTGCATCCTAAAAGGTATTGATGAAGAGACTGATGGCTATGCCAAAGACGTACAGGGTGCGGCTAATCTTGGCTACTGTGAACTGTTTGACTTTAAATGTGCAGGTGAGCGTACCTGTGCAGCATGGCTATCTGGTGGTCCTATCACCAAGAAGATGACCAAGAATCAACAGAATATGTTGATGATGGCTAAGACAGAATACGAAATGGAAGATGAGGAAGATTAAATGGAAGCCTTTCTAGCTGCATTAATGGAATCTTTTTTACCATCTGCTGAAGCGGGTGGTGGTATGTCTGAAGCAGTTGCTTCTGGTGGCATGGCTGCCCCCACTACTGCCGAAAGTTTAGGTAGTACTATTGGTGGACTAGGTAAAGAAGCTATTTCTCCCACTATGGACGCATATAAAACCTTTAGTAATCCAAATGCTACTGCTGGCGATATGTTGTCAGGCGCATACAAATATGCCTTTAACCCAAAAACTCAACAAGATGAGCAAGTAATGGCTCCACAACAATTTAGTATGGGTGGTGGTATGGGTGGTATGTCTAATAACTATGTTGGTGGCATTCCATCATTGCTTCAAGGTTATGGCGGTGCATCACAAGGTATTCTTCCATACATTGCTGGACGTTAAGGATTTAAAATGAAACAAGAAAACCCAATGTTGATGGCTGAAACCTTGCAAGGCGAGATGCAAGAAGATGAGGTAATGTCTGAAGAGCAACTTCAGGGTGTTATCTCTGCTGAAATTTATGACGCAATCTCTTTCATTGATGACGACATTGGTGGCAATCGTGCGTTAGCTACTGAATACTATTATGGTCAACCCTTTGGTGATGAAGATGAAGGCCGTTCACAAGTAGTATCAATGGATGTGCGTGATACTGTGCAAGGCATACTTCCTAGCCTGATGCGTATTTTCTTTGGCCCAGAGCGTGTGGTTGAGTTTGCCCCACAAGGACCAGAGGATGTTCAGTCTGCTGAACAAGCTACAGACTATGTAGACTTTATTTTTAAGCGTGATAACCAAGGCTTTAAGATTTTGCACTCAGCATTTAAAGATGCTTTGGTACGCAAAGTTGGAATTATTAAGTACTGGTGGGATGAGTCTGTAGAAGTAAAAGCAGAGTCTTTCTCTATGCTTGATGAACAGACAATGATGTTCCTGACTCAAGACCCAGACATTGAGATTTCTGCGGTTCGTGAGTATCCCGTTCCTGGCACTCAACCAATGAATGATGCCCAAGGCATTATGACTCCACCTCCCATGATGTACGATGTGGAGATCAAGCGCAGAATTAAATCAGGCAAGGTAAAGATTGAGGCATTGCCACCTGAAGAGTTCCTGATTGACCGCAGAGCAAAGTCCATTGATGAGGCTACTTTTGTAGGCCACAGGACTATGAAGACTGTTTCCGATCTAGTCGCAATGGGCTATGACTACGATGAGATGGTTGAGGTTGCAGGTAATGGTAATGACTTTGACAACAATCAAGAGTACCAAGCCCGTAATCCATTTGCCGTTATCAGTACTGCAAACAATGGTGATCCATCAAGCAAGAGTGTTCTCTATATTGAAGGTTACTTAAAGGTAGACTTTGATGGCGATGGTATTGCTGAGATGCGTAGGATTTGCACAGTTGGTACTGGCAACAAAGTTCTCCGCAATGAGATTGTTGATGACCGCCAGTTTGCTGACTTCTGCCCAGATCCAGAACCCCATACCTTTTTTGGTATGTGTCCTGCTGATGTGGTCATGGATATTCAGCGTATCAAGTCTAATGTCCAACGTGGCATCCTAGACTCTTTGGCTCAGTCCATCCATCCACGTACTGCCATCGTAGAGGGACAGGCAAACATGGAAGATGTGCTTAACACAGAAGTTGGTGCTGTTATTCGCATGAGAGCGCCAGGTATGGTTCAGCCGTTTACCACTCCATTTGTTGGTCAGGCAGCATTCCCAATGCTTGACTACTTGGATGACATCAAACAGACCCGTACAGGTATTTCTAAGGCCGCAGCAGGGTTAGATGCAGACGCATTACAAAGCACTACCAAGGCCGCAGTATCTGCAACTGTTAATGCTGCCCATCAGCATATTGAGATGATTGCCCGTATATTTGCTGAAACTGGTTTGCGTAAACTATTTACTGGCATATTAAAACTTGTTATTGAGAATCAAGATAAAGAGAGAATGGTTCGTTTGCGTAATACATTCGTACCTATTGACCCCCGTTCTTGGGATGCCAAGATGGATGTAATAGTTAATGTAGGCGTTGGTGATGGAACTCTTGAAGACAGAATTAATATTCTGAATCAAGTAGCAATGCGTCAGGAAATGCTGATTAAAGAAACTGGAGTTAATAATCCTGTTGTTTCTTTACCACAGTATACAAATACGCTAACTAAAATGTTGCAGTTGGCGGGTATTAAAGATTCTCAGAATTACTTTAATCAATTACCTGTTGACTTTCAATTGCCAGAGCCGCCTCCTCCAAAGCCAACTCCAGAGGAGATGTTGGCCCAGGTACAGGTTCAATCTATTCAAGCAGATATTCAAAAGAAAGCCGCTGAACTGCAATTAGATCGTGAAAAAATGATTATGTCTGATGATCGTGAAAGAGATCGTGTTGAACAAGATGGTATTTTGCGTAGATATGAGCTAGAATTGAAATATGGTGTACAAATTCAAAGTGCGGAGATTAATGCCGCAATGAATACAGACCGAGAATTAATCCGTCAACAAGCTGCAATGAGCCA